ACTCAGACATTCCAGAAGCATGCTTGGAAAGCTTTACAACGCTACCCTTGCTTTGTTCTTACTGGGCAAACGCTGGATGCATCACATCTCTACGGTGTGGTATTGAAGACCGAGAAACTTGGTCTACCATTTACCAAATTCGTGAGTGGTGATTACAGTGCAGCAACAGATGGTCTGAGTCTAGACGCCAATTCCAAGTGTCTCAGTTCTATTCTTGCATCTGCGGGAGCGGATGAAAAAGAGACTGAGATCTGTCAGGCAGTTTTGGGTGCTCATGTAGTATCTTATCCTGACAAGTTGGTTGAGGAGGCTAAAAAGAATAACATCGATTTGGAGCCATTTCTTATGAAGAATGGTCAATTGATGGGTAGTCTTCTTTCCTTTCCTGTTTTGTGCGCGATCAACGTGGTTGCTTACTGGCAGGCGTTAGAAGAGTATGCTGGCCGAGAATTTACTCTCGATGAGCTTCCGGTACTCGTTAATGGAGATGACATTTGCTTCATGTCCAATGATGAGTTCTACCTTATCTGGAAGAAGTGGATTGCTCGGGCCGGCTTTGAACTCTCTTTGGGAAAGAATTATATTTCTACCAATTATGTTACCATTAACTCTATGGCTTGGATTTGGAAGGGTGGAGCCGATTTCACCAGGCTTCGCCATCCCTCCGTTGGTTTGCTTTTGAAGCACTCTCACGGGCCTTCTTCGATTGCTCTTAGACAGCAAGTCCAAGATCTGCCTTTACAAGGTCAGATTGAGCATATTCTGAGAAATGCCAATAACGCTGAGCGCGCTTTAGATCGAGTCAAGCATTACTTCAAGGATAGTTTGGCAACACTTACTGGTGACCATAATGGTCCTGGTAAGTATAACCTTTTTGTCCCGCTTGAGCTCGGTGGGTGTGGTATCGAATTGCCACCCGGTCTGAGGGATTCACCTGAGGTATACATCACCGAGTTCCAGAGACTTCTGGCCGGTGCATGTCTTGAATACTGGAAATCACTTACTAATGAGGTGATGGACGAGGAGCCTTCCTGTCCATTTAACCATATAACAGTGACCCAGTCAAACCTAGGTAAATTTAAGAAGACTTCGATGTCTTCCTCGGAGCAAACCTTCCATAATATCGATGTTCCCACTGTCAGACAGCGGAAAGGACA